ATGTTCCGTTGCGACCTTATAGTAAGTACTTGACTGTAAATTCACCGGGAATTAATTCTATCATACTAATTCCCGTCACAATAACAGCAGTATTCCGCCGCAGGGCCGGTATGATGCACGAATGTTGAGCAGGCAGACAAAAAAATCGGATTTTTTTGCATATAGGGGTAGACAGGTTCCTCATTTTTCAGCATAATCGCGCCCCATGGAAGGATGGCCGAGTGGCTTAAGGCAGCGGTCTTGAAAACCGCCGACGGGAGACCGTCCTAGAGTTCGAATCTCTATCCTTCCGCCAAATTCGCCGGCTTAGCTCAGTTGGTAGAGCAACTGACTTGTAATCAGTAGGTCACCAGTTCGACTCCGGTAGCCGGCACCATATTAAACCCGTTATATTTCACAGATATAGCGGGTTTTTCTTTTCTATATGATGCATGGTTAGACCGCTTTTATTAGTGCGCGTGCCATATTCGTGCCATTAATCCCCATGGCCTCGTCAATTCTTCGCGCGTGTTCAACAAGATGATTCGGGGCTAAATGTGCGTACCTCTGAACCATTTCTATCGATTCCCACCCTCCCATTTCCTGTAACGCAGTCAGCGGGACTCCGGCCTGAACGAGCCAGCTCGCCCACGTGTGGCGAAGGTCATGGAAGCGGAAATTTGTTATTCCTGCTCGGCGAAGCCCAGTATTCCATGCAGTGTTGTCGTCGACTCTCATCTTCCTTACTTTTTCTGTTGGTGATCCGTCAGCTCTGTGCCACGCTTCAGTGTGCACAAACACGTATTGCTGGTGCTTTCCAATTTGCATCCTGAGTACCCGACAAGCTGTTTCGTTGAGAGCCACACCTATTGCCTTGCCGCCTTTCGTATCTTCCGGATGAATCCAGGCAACTTTCCGTTGCAGGTCTATTTGCGTCCATTCTAGATTAAGTATGTTAGACCTGCGCAATCCGGTTGCGAGTGCAAACATAACGACAGGCTTCATTACATCAGGCATACACTGTATCAGGGTTGTTGCTTCTTCTTTGGTCAGCCACCTGACCCGTATTTCCTTTTTTTGCCTGACTTTAATTGTTGGTGATTTCCCGATCCACTTCCAGTCATTAACAGCCGCTCTGAAAAGAGAGCGCAAAAAGGCAAGATACCTGTCCTTTGTTGCCTGAGTTGCCGGTTTTGGTTTATATGGCGCAATTTTGGCACCTTTCTTCTTTGCTGACGCCGCCTTTATTTCCCACACCTCCTTATGCTTCCTGTTTATCATCCCTGACGTTGCTTTTAAGATGTCTGTCTCTGTTATTGATGACAATAATTTCCCGGAAAAGAACTGAAGAAAATATTCAATTTTGGTTTTGTCATCATCCAGTGATTTTTTATGCTCCTTTTCCTGGAGCCAACGTAGGCATGCATCATCAAAGGTTACAGAAGGGTAGTCCCCCAGCTTTTCGACACGCCACGCTTCGGCCTTTAATTGGTCATGCAGCTCCTGCGCTTGCCTTTTGTCCGATGTTTCAAGGCTTCGTCTAATTCGCTTACCACTCGGGGAAACGAAATCACAGTGCCACACGCCATACCGTAATTTGATTGACATTGATTAAATCTCTCCTTCGATTTATCAGCATCATCATCACTCGCTCTGCAATTCTGATGATTGTTATGAACATATTCAAGACAAGATGACTTCAGGATTTCCCAGCTTCCGTTTTTACCGTTACTTTTCGCGGCGCGAATCCTTCCGCTGTTTAGCAGCTCGTATACTTTTCTCTGTGATTTACAGAGGAACTCTGCGGCCTTCCTTACATCAAAGACCTCATCATTAAGATCCATCCTTCATCTCCTTCTGTAACGTACGCACGTAATACCCGAGCACTCTCTTTGCCGGAAAGCGCAGGTGATTAAGTGGTTTAAATTTCGGTGTGTATTTATCGAGTATTGCGGTGTGTTGTTCGTCTGATGTGTACTGCATTAATTCCTTCAGGCATTCCCTTGCTATTCGTCTGCGTCCGTTCTCTGCTTCCTGTGGTGTCATTGGTCACCTCAGATTTGAGCTTCCAGTAACCGGTTGCCTATATCCATCAGGTCATCACGGTTAACTGTGGTAATTATCCGGCGGGGCTGGGTGAACGGGCGCCAGATTAAAAGCATGGAGCCTTTATTATTTCCGTTCTTTGATTTGTTTGTACCGGCGTTAATAAACGATATCCGGCCACCGGTAATAAATCTGACTTCATCGACGGTATTCAGTGCCGATTTAAACCAACCCACTGAAGTATCAGCCGGAACAAGCATCACGACCGGCTGTAATTGCTCACTGCATTGTTCGGCGGCTTTGCTTACCCACGGCTGTATGTCGCTATACGGCGGGTTGCACCATATAGAACCGTAGCTTTGCCAGGCGGAGTTTAATGCGTTGTCTTTTTCGGTGAGGTAATGAGAGCAGAGGGTATTATTTCTATTGGCGGCGGCATCAAGGTAAAAACCGAATTCAGCGTCCAGTGCTAAAAATAACGGTAGGGGAGTTTGCCACAAATCACGCAATTCCTTTGGTGTTGTGCTCCCGCCGTAGTCAGCTTTCATTCTCCGCATCCTTCATCATCAGGAAAATAATCATTGCGGCTTTTAATGGATTGCTAATGCTGCACTCTATATTTCCGTCGTTAGTTGCAAACTGGAACTCTCTCTCTTGATATATAAGGCTAATACCATACTCATTAATAATCGGCCATGCGTCCGCCGGGTTGTTGCAGGGGTCGAACTCATCGAATGATGTATAAATTTTCTCGTCAGACTCAACAACATTGTAGCGAACCATGCCATTAAATGCGGCCACAGCCTTATTAATCTCAAAGTCTGATTTGTCACGATATTTGTTCATTGCTGTTACCATCCTGATATATCAATTTCGTTAGCATCAATAAACCAACTTTCAGCGTGTAAAATCTCAGCGCCCATATCTTCCAGTGATGGGAACCCTTCAATTCCTTCACCTTTGTCATAATTAAACTGAGCGGTAAGCCAGCATTCATCCTTGAAGTTATTGAAAGCCATTTGCTGGAAACACTCAGCGCAAAACAGTGCAAATCCAGCCTTTGCGTGACTACCGAATTTATTTTTACGATATTTATCATCAAGGAAGAACTTATTTATCTGTTCGCATTCTGATTTAAATTTATCTTCATCAATAACGCGAAAGGTAATTTCTAAATCGCACTGAAATGCACCTGAACTTACTTTAATTTCTCTGCTCACGAACCACCTCCGCACACACTAATTCAACATTCCGCACAGTCATTACCTGCACTGCGCGGCTCTCACATTCTTCGAGCGTATAAATATCATCGGTAACAGGCACAGCAGAGCCGTGCATTACCAGTAGTAATACAAATCCGATTGTCATGGTTGTTTGTCTAGGCGGTAGAGTGGGATGGTTGATAATTTGTTAAACTGACTAAGTATCACCGGCTGATTTCTTCTTATATTCACTAAACCAACAGGGGGAATATATCCGATCGGCTTTAAATCATTAATACGCTCAATCTCATTGCAGACATCAATTATTTCTTGCCAATTATATTCATCGACGCCTTCGCCAGAGGTTATTTTATTTTTTAAGTATTTTGCTATCTCCAATATTTCGTTATTCATCTTTTACTTTCACTCCGGCGTTTGTTATTGCATCATAAGCATCGCCCATAGCTGTGTTGTACCCACTATGGTAATTAGGGCACCCATCGTCAGCATCAGCTTCTGGCAACTGAATTTCCAGGCTTTCACGCGATTCCTTCCAGCCAATCCACATTAAATCGACATCCCGGTCAGCGTAATTTAATCCGTTATTCGCCTTTTTTAATTTTCTCTCCAGTTCTTCTGGGTCGGTATGCAATTTAATGTATTCCTCAAACTGCTGTCGTGATATATCCATCACCCCTCCTGAATCCGCTTAATATGGTTAATTGCTAATTCCATTTTCTGGCGCGCCGATGTATTTGCGGAATGAACGATAATTTCAGGTGCTTTAAATCCATTCAAATACACCTGTTCTTCTATCCACAATAAAACGTCATATCCGGTTCCACGTTCATCATCACCTAAATCATGGTCGAGACTGATTAATGTCACCTCGCCTGTTTGCAATAACGTAATAGCCTCATCAGGCCAGTAGACGCGCACAAATCCCTGTGGTGTCTCGCGCTCATCGTCGAGATAGACTTTCATATTCATCACTCCTTATCTCAGCATCCCTGCATTACGCTTCATTCTGAAACGGTGGGGTTATTAAAACGGAATGTCGTCGTCAAAATCCATTGGCGGCTCGCAGTGATTCTGTGTCTGCGTCCGTTGCTGCTGTGGTTTCTGGCTCCCTGCCGCTGGCGCGTTATCATTCCCTGAGTTACGCCCACTGAGCATTTGTATTGACCCGCCGACATTCACAACAACCTCCGTGCTGTAGCGATCTTGCCCCTGCTGGTCTTGCCACTTCCGTGTCTGCAACTGACCTTCGATGTATACCTGACTTCCTTTTTTCAGGTATTGCCCGGCAACTTCAGCCAGCTTCCCGAACACCACGACCCTGTGCCATTCGGTTTTTTCTTTCATTTCACCTGACTGCTTATCTCTCCATGATTCGCTTGTCGCCAGAGTGAAATTAGCCACCGCACTATTGCTTTGCAGAAACTTAACTTCCGGGTCTTGTCCGAGGTTCCCGATAAGAATGACTTTATTAACGCCTCTACTCGCCATTTATGCCGCCTCTTTGCTGATTAATTCTTCCTTGCGTGACTCATACACCTCCTGAGCTTTTGCCTGCTCTGGTGTGTCACGGAGAGTTTTGTAGGCTTCGGCAAACGCAGCTTTCAGAGTGTCCATATCCTGAGCATTTGATGCCGACTCTGTGAAGTGTGCGAGGTCAATATCAGCCTTGCTATTGCCGTCATTCATCCATGCCATCAAGCGCTGGCCGGTGGTTTCGTCAATCACGGTAAAGTCAGCATTACTGAACAACCCTGTCCGGTCTTTGCTGGCTACTGCTGTGTGGGTTTCATGATTAAGGTCGAGAACCGTGGTGAACTCATATTCAACGCCATCACGCTGCTCTGATTTCATCCCTAACTTATCAACACGCCTTTTGCCGTTACCTTTGTCAACCTGAGCCGTTTCCGTTTTGCTCCGCATTGTCGCGATAATATTCACATCAGACCGCAGAATCGCGTCGAGAAACTTATTGTGGCGAGGGGTGATCACGCTCCATGCAGACCACGTATTCCCGCCAAATTTAGCCTTGGCCAGTGAATCCAGCATTTCCAGACACCCACCGGTCCCGCTCCATTCATGGGTAAGGCTGTCAATGATGAGGTTGTCGTAACCGGCATCCTGCGCGGCTGTAATCGCCTCAATAAAACGCTCTGGTGTAAATGGCGGGTCGAGCTCAAGAACGTCGAAATTAAACCGGTCTGAGTACAGTGATGCGCTTCCTTTTTCTGTATCAATAACCGCCGTAGTTCCGCCGAGCCCTTTGGCGATAATTAATGCTCCGTATGTTTTTCCTGACCCGCTCGGCCCGGTTAATGCCAGCCTGAGTTTTGCCTTCTTTCTCATTGCTTTTGAGAACTTCATAATTAATCCCCCAATTTCTGACCTGGTCGCGATTCCGTGCGCCCGCCGCCGTAGTAGTCGATTCTGCCTTGGTTAACTTTTCCATGTTCCTCACGCCATTCTCTCCACGCCTGAGCCTCAGCTGCTTTCCGTGCTGCTTTGATATGCTCAGGTAGTGGAGGGTAGCGAAGGGCGGTAATGCGGCAGATGTTGTGAAGTGTCTCGGCAATCCGTTGCTCTGACAGTGAAGGTTCTCCGGCCGGCTTTCCCTGCCGTTGCAAATCCATTTGCTCAATTGCTGATTTCAGGGCACGTTGATAATTTTCCTCATACGTCCCGCCGGAGCCTGCACATTTCCCTATGCGCCGTGGATATTCCATCATGTGAATTCTCCGCTCAGAAATTCTGCCGGTACCCGTCCGTTTGGTAATCCGACACTTTCACGAAACCAGTAATCGTCCCTTTCTTCCTGTTCACGCTTCCTGCGCTGCTCGGTAATCCGTTGCTGCTCTTCCTGAGCATCCTGTGCTGCGTATGCGTTCATGCTGCCTCCTTGCGCATCTTTTCCGCTATCCGTGCGAAGAAAGAACTTCCGTGTCCGGTCTTGATTAACTCGTCCGTGAAATCGTCCATGTATTCGTTGTTAATCATGTATTCGACCAGTTCGTTCATGCTCCATGCTGACGAACCTAGGATCTGACTCAGACTTCCTGTAATGTGATCGAACCCTTCATGCGTTGTTACTTTCCGGCCAAGCACCGTCCGTGATGATGTCTGTCCTCCGGATATTTCCAGTCTCTGCATAAATCCCCCTCATCTGGCGAACAACAGAACAACCGTCAGCGCCAGAAATGTAATTAACACCGGCTTTAAGCCTGATTTTTTACGTGCGAAACTCTCACTACAAAGCTTGTAGCGATGCTCCTGCTGTTTAAGCATGTTCATGTTGTTTACCTGCTGATATCCCGAGGTGGGATAGGGTGGGTTACTTCTGTGTGAAAGAGGTCAGGGCGAACATATGGGTCTCTGCTGCCTCTCTGTTTGAGTGAAGAATTCCGCGTTCAAGCATAAAAATGTCTGATGGATGGCCCGTCCACATCAACTGAGCAGCAGTTGGTTGCGTGATATCTGCAATCCAAAGTAAATCATCGTTATCCGGCACTTCCCGCGCCGGCTCCGGAACCTGATGCCCGTTAATGTCGATAAAGCGGGGTTTAAGGCGATATTCGTCATTGTCGAAAAATACCTCGTTGCACATTTCGCTCCAGGAATCAAAATGCAGTGTCTTTATTTCAAAGTGCCGCCACCACTCTTTATCCGTCTTTGCTATCTCTGCTGCCTTAGCCATTAAGTCAGCGTGTGGATGTCCTGACATTGTTATTTCTCCCTTGCTCTGAGCATTGCGTCTGCCTGTGCATAAGCAGCATTGGCTATTAATTGCTGCTCATTACTATCTAAAGCTAACGGGACTGATGCCATAGCTTTTGCTGCAAAATAATCCCGCAGCGTCATTCCTGGGTCGATACTCCAATCTGAGTTGTAGGCTACACTGCCAATCATTGGAAACGCCGAGCCACCTGTTTTATCTGTCATGTTACTTCCTCCTATGCACTTCCCTGTGCTACGTGATGTCCGTTACGGTTCGATTACTGTATAGCCCTGCTCGGTGAGATATTTGATAATGTCCTCATCTTCAATCTCACTGAGAAGCGCATTAGCTGAATATTCTTCAACGATATCTGAGACATCAACGTGCCCATCGAGACAAGCGCCATCAGCTTCAATCACAATTTTGCCGGTACTGCGCCGCGTTACTCCTGAAAAACTGCTACACTCAAATGTAATATCCATATCCGTTTCCTTTCGTTATCCCCGCTGCGGGGTGTTAGTCAGAATCCAAGCGCTTTAATCCCAGACCTGCCGAGTATTAATGTGTATTCATCAGTAGGTGTGAAATTATTGGCCTGGAGAAAATCAAGGCATCTTCCGGCTATAAACTCACTCCGTTTTGCATGCTCAATTCTGTATTCTTGCCGCATCCTGAATTGATGTAGTGCCCGTTCCTTTGTGTGGCAAATTGTTCTGCATTGCAGTTCAGATTTCGGCACGCGGCGCTCCTTGCCTGAAAACAGATTAAATCCACCGTTGGTTACAAAAAACTGCCTTACCATGTAGTAGCAAGGCGTTTCACGAACCATTTTGAATGTACTGAGCGAAAGATAAATTCCGTCCTCTGAATCAATCTCTGAGTACCGATAAAAGAATTTATCTTCCACTCGGCTTCTCCTGATTGTGTTGTTAGTCAGTATTGGTGATTGACCGATAGTCATGCTCTGGCCGTGATACCACCGTTCGGCATAATCGGCTTGCGATTTATTCTCAGCTGCTTGCGTGGTGCTTCCGGCGCATCTTTCAGGCCGATAATCAGCTCTGCAAACACATCTGTTTCGTCTGCCGGCCGGCCGACAATTGAATCGATAATTTCCTCCACTGAGCGGCTTTTAGGCTTCGCTGCATACTCCGCGCGTTTTCTGTCCCAGAAAGCATTTTGCTTTGCTAACCGGCGGTTCTTCGCGTTGTCTTTCTTTGGAATAACAGTAATTGTTGCCATATTGCCTCCTGAGTAATTTTTGGTGGTGTAGCGATGTCGGCTTGGCTCTACCACAAATTGCGCCAGCGCCGCTCCCGACTCAGCTTGCATATGTGGATGCGTTGCTGATTACTTTTGGTGTCGGTCGCTACACCCCAAAAACCACTCAGTGGTGATCTGACACTTATTCAGATCAGGTTCCCGATTATTAAAGAGCTAAGTCCGTTTTATCTTTGGCTCCGTGCCGTTGATGTTTGTAATATACAAGAATTCTTGTTCTCTTGTAAACAGGTAAACTTGTATTAATTTGTATTTTAAGGGCATTTATTTTGTATTTGCTTGTTTTTTATGATGTATTATTTTTTGTAATTTTTGTTTTAGTGATGCTGGTCACGCGGATTTATAGTGGGTTCTTGGCGGTAGGCATAAAAAAGCCCTCAGAAGAGGGCTGTAGAGTTGGGAGGATTGGTGGTTAACTTTGTTTTTTACGGATGAAATTCTCATCATTTTTAACGTATTCAAATGAGTCAAGCACGATCCCTGTTATACGGAGGATGTCTTCTGGACACCCAAGAGAAATACGGCCATTGGTTAATTCTAATCCGGCTCTGGCTATTTCATTGGCAAGGATGTCAGTGACTTCTATTGGTACCTGGATAAAAGCATTGTTTTTGTCGTAATACCTTACGATCCATCTGTTTGTTTTTCCTTGATACAATATCCCGAAATATGATTCGGTATCCTTGTATTGAATATCTTCACAACCGGTTATTGCCTTGATTTTTTCGAAAAGCTCTAATTCGTTTTTTGTTGTGATAATGTTTGGGTTATCTGGGTCGATAATATTCTCAAACTCTTTATCCTGCTTGGTTTCTGTTGGATCTGTCAACTCAGTTGGCTCATCAATAGAGAGCCCCTTACCAGACAGGCCAGACACCACCATTGCACTAACAGAGCGTTCTACTGCTTGTTTAACTAATGGGGTAATAGAATCAATAAATCGCTGGTTAAGCTGCCTTTCTACATTAGATCTGCTGGCAACATATCTTACGAACTCACTGTCCACATCTCTCAGGCTTGAGCTGATTGTTTTTGTAAATGCAGATAAATAAACACTTTCTTCAGCTAAGGTTCTCAATGCTTCGGGTTTGAATTTGTCATGTCTGAATCGGAATAACTGACCAGCATCAGAATCACTTACTTCATCCATTCTAATCCGGAGGAACGGAGTCGGGTCCATGACGTTCTTTTGTTTTAGATCAGTAAAAAAACGCCACTCAAGGCCGTTTGTAATGGCAGAAATAGTAACTTCGGGCGTTGAATTGAAATAGCGAGATAACTGAGGGCAATGGTTGTCTAATTTCTCAAAATAACCTTTGGCCTCTATAAACATCACCGGAACATCCTGGCAGAACAGGGCATAATCGACCCTTTCATTTGCTTTTGCACCAGGGAAATCGGCGCCATACTCGGCTTTTACTTTCTGTGGATCATACGGGCTAAACCCCAGAATATCCAAGAATGGCAGAATAAGAGCTTGTTTTGTCGTCTCTTCAGTAGAGCAATGCTGTCCAACCTGTTTCACATGCTCAACATGATTTTTCAGTCTTGCCTTAAAGTTATCCATTACTTACCTCAATAATCAAGTACGGAATACCAAAACATTCTGCCAACTATCTGGACTTCATTTTCATCGGCTTCTTCATCTTCGTATTCATCACGGTTATAACTACGAATAATAAGTTTGTTCCCTGGTCTGCGATAAAGCATCTTCAAACGCTTCAATCCATCCTGATCTATCGCGTAAACTTTCCCGTCAATTATTTTTTTATTAGATATATCAATAGCTACAGCTGCCTTATCAGGTATAACTGGCTCCATGCTATCGCCTTTAGCTGGGAAACAGACAATAGTTGACCCATCAGACGGCGCACCAATTTTTCTAAGGGTGGATTTTGAAAACCTTAATTTGTAGCCGTTATAATCAACATTAATAAAACTGCCATTGCCACATGCCAACTCAATGTCTTTTAAAAATGGCACTTCAACCTCGTCATCTTCAAGTGGCGTTCCGCTGTCCCACGTCGTAACAGCTCCCCACTCAGATTGTGGAGGAATAGAATCCTCCTGATTTCCTGTAACTAACCAATCAACTGAGCAATTTAATGCCGCAGCTAACTCCGGCAAAAACCGTGGCCTCTTGGTTTTACCGCTTTCTAATTGTTCTATTGACTGCTGTGTAGTTCCTGCTCGTTCGGCTAACTCAGCCTGTGTTAATCCGAGAGTAGTTCTCTTGTTTTTGACTCGTTCTGAGATCGACATAAAAACCTCTTTAAATATCTTATCGATAGTCACAAGAAAACCTGTAATTGACAAACAAACTAATTTGTTTTTAAATACAAGAAACTTTGTCAAGGAGGCACGATGAGTACACTATCGGAAAGAGTTAAAACTCGTCGCATAGCGCTTAATCTTACCCAGTCAGAATTAGCTGAGATGGTTGGATTAAAACAGCAATCAATTCAACAGATTGAATCAGGATTCATCAAAAGACCGCGATTTATTGTTGAAATTGCTACTGCACTGAAATGCGACCCAAGTTGGCTGATCTGCGGCGCAGATGCAGCATAAAAATAAAATCACCGCTCTTTACACAATTTAGCCCGTTCCGGATATGTGCTGGAACATTTTTCAACACAGCAATACCTCACAGGAAGTGAGCGAATAACTGTATCTCAATAAGGACATTATGAATTATGGAAAATGCAAATCCACGCAAATCGTTTAACCGGTTTGTGTCAAATCATCTGATGGCAACTGCTCATCAGGCACTGAGAAGCACCACACAGACAGTGGTTGCAAAACTGCTCGGTGTACACGATTCAACAGTCTTACGCAGAACAGAAAAGTTACCGGAGATATGCGAGACATTGGCCGCAGCCGGTATCACAGATTTTGTTTTGCCAGGCGAGAAGAAAATCAGCGAGGAGGAGTACCGGTTTCTGTGGAAGCAGATCGGCGAACTCTCTCTGATGAGAACAAAAGAAAACGCCCCAGCTGTTGGAGCAGCAGAGGCGCATTAACTGAACATACATACAGGAGTAATTATGAGTTCTTTATCGCTGCATTACAAGTCAAAAGATAAGAACGGTACGGAGACAACTGTCAAAAAAACGTATCTGGTTCCGGTTTCAGAGCTGTACGTCGAGCCAGGATATAACGTCCGCGAAATCGACCAGGAACATGTTGCTGAGTTTCGTGACGCATTTGTGGCGGGGGAATATATCCCGCCTCTTGCCGTTCAGGTGACAGAGCAGGGTATCAAAATCATCGACGGTCACCACCGCTATTACGGCGCGCTGATGGCTATCGAATCCGGTACCGAAATTCCGCGCATTGAATGTAAGGATTTTGTTGGTTCGGATGCTGACCGTATCGCATTCATGATCACCAGCTCACAGGGGAAAGCATTATCTCCACTGGAAAGAGCCGCGGCATATCAGCGGCTGATTAATCAGGGATGGGAACCGGCAGAGGTGGCGAAGAAAGTAAAACGCTCACTGGCCGATGTTGATCACCACCTTCAGTTACTGGCGTGTGGCGATGGCCTGATTGAGATGGTTCGTACCGGCGAAGTATCAGCGACAACAGCTGTTGCATTATCCCGCGAACACGGCACTCAGGCATCTGCTGTTGCCACCGAGCAGATGAGCAAAGCCAAAGCTGCCGGTAAGAAGAAACTGACCCGCAATGCGGCGTTGCCGCAGTTCAGCGCAGTGAAGGCCAGAAAGTTTATCCAGGCTGTTGCTGATGCCGGATTGGAGCTGGACGGCGAGGCGGGATTACTTATGGAAGAGTACAAGGCATTTTTATCTGAAACCGGACAGGAGGTCGGATCATGAATACCGCATTAAACAACGTGTACCGGTTCCCCGGCAGAGCGCCGGAGGAGCGGCCTGTAAAGCCGGAGCAATCCGGCAAGGGGTTTGCATTGATACACAGACAATTCATGGACAGCAGGCTATACAGGGATTCTCAGGCAGTCCATCTGTGGCTGCATCTGATACTGAAAGCAAATCACACTGACGAGGAGGTTAACACTGATATCGGTATGATGATTGTCCGGCGCGGCCAGATGATCACCGGCAGACCGACGCTGGTATCCGAGACGTTCATCCCTGACAACAAAGTGAAGAGTTTACTCCGGACTTTTGAGTCGAAAGGGATGATTAATATTGAGTCGAAAGGCCGTAAATTCAGCCTGATTTCGATAGTGAAATATGACGATTTTCAGTCTCAAAATTGTCCAACGGACGTCCAACGGATGTCCAACGCAAACACCAGTGAAAATGCGCCTCTCAGCGATGTTTGTCCAACGGATGTCCAACGATTGTCCATAAACAATAATAATATATTAAATACTAACGTATTTAATGATCGTCCGAGAATTTCAAAATCTTCTCCCCGCAAAGCAAAACCAGAAGCAGCAGTCAGTTCACCCAAAGGTGACAAGTGGGGAACTGCTGACGACCTGAAAGCCGCTCAGTGGATATTCCAGCTCATCACCAGAATCAGCCCGTCTGCCAAAACACCTAACTGGTCAGGATGGGCTAACGATATCCGCCTGATGCGTGAGCAGGACAGCAGGACGCATTCGGATATCTGCCAGATGTTCCAGTTCGCCAACCGGGATAGTTTCTGGAAAAGTAATATTCTCAGCCCTGCAAAGCTTCGCGAGAAATGGACTCAACTGGAGGCCAAGCGGAACACGCAGGGGCAGGGTAAGCCATCCGGCAGGCCGCATCTTGATTTCGATAACACCGATTGGGCGGAGGGGCTGAAAGTATGAAATCACTCACCACAGCCATTCAGCAGCGTGACGCTGGCGCACTGCGGTCAATGGCAGGAGCTGCACCAAAACCACAACAGAAAGTTCCGCAGGAAGCCATTCAGGTATTCAACGAGCTGTTCCGGCAGCTGAAAGCAACATTCCCAGCCGCAATGGCAAACTTCCAGACACAGGATGACCTGAACGAATTTCGTCGTCAGTGGGTTCTGGCCTTTGCCGAAAACGGAATCCGGACGGTGGATCAGATCAACGCCGGTATGCGGATTGCCAGGCAGCAGGAGAAGCCGTTTCTCCCGTCACCCGGTCAGTTCGTTCAGTGGTGTAAGCAGGCAGACTGCGTAGCCGTTGGACTTCCGGATGCGGACGGGCTTTACGACATGATCATGAAGTTCAGTGCTAACCGCAGCATGTACCGAACGGCAGAGGATTATCCGTGGCAAAACAACGCCTGTTACTGGATGGTCACGAAGTTACATGCACTGAGTCGTGCATCTGGACTGACCGAGTCAGAGCTGAAAAAACGCTGTTCTCAGGAACTGGCGGTGATGGCATCCAGAATCCGATCCGGTGAAGAAATTCCGGCGCCGCGTGTGCAAATCCCTAAGCTGCATATTCCGGTACCGAAGGAAAAAGCACTGGCGCATATTGCAGAATTAAAGGCCAAGTTCGGCTTCCGGACGCGGACGGCATAACCCAAGACAGAAGGACTTTTGATTATGGAACCAACGGATTTTGAAAAGTGGTGTGCGGAAGAAACGGGAATGCCGCTGAACCGCATCATGCGATGGAAGTTCGGTGATGGTTATACCGAAGGTGCCATCAATGCCATGTACCGCGCATGGAATGCCGGAGTACGCAGCAGGCTGCCGTACCAGACACCGCCAAAAGGAGATGAAGATGAAATGGATTAAGTGCTCTGAAAAAATGCCGGAAGACCGCAGTGGTGTCCTGCTATGGGATGCAGACCTTGAAGAAGTAATCAGCGGCCACTACAGCCATAAAACGCAGTTGTTCTATCACCACGGACATCTTATCGAAAATGAGATTACCCACTGGTGCATGCCGCCACAACCACCGGAGGGGAGATGTACAAAATAACCGCAACGATACACAAGCCCGGCGGACTGCCGGTGAGTTGGTTCCGTCGGTCACCGAAGAAACTCAGTAGCGTGAATGTGAAAACATGATTTACCGCAGCAAAGAAGCTGGCCGGTCATTCGGTGACAAAGTCGTCCTGACTGATTTTAAGTGTGAGAAGGAGTAGGGGGTAATGTGGAAAACTTCTGCCTGCATGAATCCAACAAAAAACTGTTTTACGAGCAACTGAAATCACTACTGAGCACCCACCCGAAGTTAAGTATCACCGCAAAACCCTACCGCCCGAAACGAAGCCTTTCACAAAATGCACTCAGCCATGTCTGGTACAAAGAAATCAGCGATTATCTGATTCGTGCCGGCCGGCCGTTTTGCACTGAAGCATGGGTGAAAGAAAGCCTGAAGGCGACATACCTCGGATTTGAAACCACTGAGTACACCGATGTTATCACCGGCGAAAAAACGCAGCGTGAGACGCTCAGGCGCACTTCAAAACTGGATAAAGGGGATATGCATTACTTTCTTCAGCAAGTCGAATCATGGGCTGCACAGTTCGGTTTAATACTGACTACACCGGAGGATTCGGAGTACATGAAACTCAAAAGGGAGCAGGACGCATGAAAGAACCTCACATACACCAGCTTCTCACCAATGACGAAGCCGATAACCTCTGTGCTCACTACAGGCGCAAGGGGTATAACCCGGTGAAGTCACTGAATATCAATCCTCAGTATTTCGACGTTACCGTGTATCTTCAGGTCGTCAAATATCTGAAACCGACACCACGAGCAATGGTTAACAGGATGTGGCGATGAACAGCGAAAAATACAAATTGTACGTAGAGATAATCAAGCGATGCCGTGACTGCACCGAATTCAACAACAAAACAGTGTCAGCGGTCATTGGCATTGATACCAGGACAACATCCATCTACATGCGTGAGATGGAAAGTATCGGATGCGTGAAAACAGTAGGACGCCGGGTTATCCGTGGTTATCTGAGCCCGGTGTACCAGTTTGACGATAACGCTGTTACCAGGCTGAGAAATCATTTCCTGACGGAGGCCATGCCTGAAGCGGCGATGAATATTATCTCAGCCGAAAAAATACCGGTACCAAAAATCAGAAAACATCCGTTCGAAGATGGTTTTGGCCGGTCGCTGATAACCGAAATTGACGCAATGCTGCGGGAGGTGTGCTGTGGAATGCCAACTGTGCAGCAAAGAACTGGCTGACGATGAAGTTTACGTGTGCGACCAGTGCACCAACGAATGTCCGCATCTGGAAGTAGTCGAGAAGATGAAAGGAGATGGTGATGATTAAGCGCATCCTGGGATATCTGAGCAATCCGTTCACTCTGAGCTGGGTAATATTTGTTATTGCACTCGGCATCTATGAATACTGGTGGTGAGTATGGCAAAGCAATCGCGGCGAAAGTGCCTGATATGCCGGGCATGGTTTCACCCGAAATTCAGTAACGAATGGTGGTGCTGTCCGGAGCATGGTGCTGAGTTGGCAATAAAGCGACGAAGCAGGGAAAGGGAAAAGGCTGAAGCCAAATTAAGAAAGGAGCAGCAGCAAAAAGAACGTGAAGCAAAAGATAAATTAAAAATCCGCAAGTTAGCAGTAAAACCTACCTCATATTTCCGGCAGCAAGCACAAACAGCGTTTAACCAATTCATCAGACTCAGAGACCGCGATGAACCATGCATCAGCTGTGGTGAACCTAATCCGCCTGATTTACATGGTGGGCAGTGGGACTGCGGTCATTTTCTGTCTGTCGGGTCACATCCTGAGCTGCGGTTTGAGGAGCGAAATGCCTACAAGCAATGTAAATCATGCAATGCGGGGGCCGGTAAATTCTCACACAAAAATAACACTGTAACGCAGAAATACGAGTTACGGCTGATTGAAAAATTTGGACAGGAGTTAGTTGACTGGTTACGCGGTCCGCATGAGATACCGCACTGGAAGCGGGAAGACTATATCCGTATACGCGATGAGTACCGTGCGAAAGTGAGGGTGTTAAAGCGTGAGACCTGAAATTACACCGATACCTGAACACTACGGTAATCAGGCGTCACTGGCGACTGAGTTGAAAATAAACCGGTACACAGTCAGGACGTTTCACCGGGATACCTGGTGCGAAGCGTACATAATCTACATCGGTGTGCTTATGACCGAGTTCGAGATGAAAGGCATACAGGAGTGAGAACAATGAGAGAGGAACATTGGAGCAACACTACTCTTCAGGGCAACTATACGGGAAGCGTCATTTCTGTTTTATCGGAAGATATTAAATCTCATAGCCTGCAAAATAACGAGGTAATGTATGCGTGATATTCGCCAGGTGTTAGAACGGTGGGGGGCTTGGGTTGTTGATAATCAGGAATCAGTATATTGGTCACCAATAGCTGCCGGGTTTAAAGGGCTGATCCCTGAAAAAGTTAAGAGTCGGCAATCATGCAGTGATGATGATGCTCTGGTGATATCCGGCATTATGGCAAAACTGAATATCCGTAACAGTGATATGCATGATCTGCTTTTTGACTACTATGTTTTCGGTAAAACGTTTATCCGGTTGGCGAAGAAATACGGGTGCTCAGACACTCACATAGGGAAAAAACTCCAGAAGGCAGAAGGGCTGGTGGAAGGAATGCTCATAATGGGAGATGTAAAACTGGAAATGGACGCTACATCACATCGTGGAGGTATGCGGACATTTATGAACAAATTACATGATTTAAAAATTAATACTTTACGATCGTAAAAAAGACGCTATTGTGATCAGAGTTATTTCTATGTCGTATTGATTGCAAACTGAAACCCCGTTTTTACGGGGTTTTTTTATGTTGATAAACAGATAAGATAATTTGTTTAAATCAGTCGTGATTTACGTGTAGTGATACGTAACATCTGAGGGATAAAATAATAAAGTTTGCTATTTGTGATCATCTGTGGCTTAATAGCGTCACTGGTTTGGAAGTACAGGCCTATTTATGCTAGTCAGTTTAAAGTCGTTCACCATTTAGCGTTATCCTCGATACCACTTCATTGCGAATTCCTTCTAATTAATTCCCATAAGTAAAAATAAAAAACAAACCTCATATGCCTTATGGCAATCAAAAAAATTAAAGGAAATTCTATGTCTAATACAATGACTGGTTCAGTAAAATGGTTTAACGAATCTAAAGGTTTTGGCTTCATCACTCCGGCTGACGGCAGCAAAGATGTGTTTGTTCACTTCTCTGCGATCCAGAGCGACAGCTTCAAGACATTATTTGAAGGTCAGAATGTTACTTTCAATATTGAAGACGGGGCAAAAGGTCCGTCTGCATCAAATGTGGTGGGTCTCTAAGGCGCACCAATGATAATAGCACTGTTTTTTCAGTGCCCCTGTTGCAGTGGAACACAATACCGGACTTCGCACTTTGATGTTTCCGCATCAAATCCGCATGGAGCAAAATGCATTTTTTGTAAAACGGTGATGCTGTTGTCCAGGCAATAGAAAAAACTAAATCCCAAGGCCTGATAATATTATCAGGCCTTTTTATTATGCAGTAATTATTACTTATCAGGAAAAAATGTACTCTCTGAATAAATTTTCTATCAGGCTTCTTCACCCAAGGTACATATTAACCTGGATTGGTATCCTATTACTTTTCTGTTTGGTTCAGATGCCTTATCCATGGCTTGTGTTTTTAGGCGATAAGTTAGGTCGTTTTTCTGGTTTGTTCCTGAAAAGGCGGGTATCCATAATTAAAAAAAATTTAGAATTATGTTTTCCTGACAGAAATAAAATCCAGATAGAGAGTATGGTCGCAAGTAATCTGTCATCTTTAGGGATTGCATTATTTGAAACCGGTATTGCCTGGTTCTGGAATGACAAAAGAATTAATGAAATATTTAGAGTAAAGGGTTGTGATAATTTCAATGATGTATATGACAAAAATAATGGTGTTTTAATTATTGGTATTCATTCCATGTCACTGGAACTTGGGGGCCGAGTTATGGGGCTGTGTTTTCCTGTAAATGCTATGTATCGTCCCCACAACAATAAAGCAATGGAGTATATACAAACAAGATGCCGAAGCCGTTCCGGAAGCGGGATGATCGACCGTAAGAATCTGAAGTTTATGGTATCGGAACTAAAACGCGGGCAGGCTATTTGGTTTGCTCCGGATCAGGACTTTGGAACTAAAGGTACTATCTTCGCCCCTTTTTTTTTGGTAGCTAATGCTTCTACATCAAAAGGAGTGGCAGCTATAGCCAAATTATCGAAATCGCCGATACTTACTGCAACGATGATAAGAAATAATGAAAGTGGTAAGAGGCCTTATGAATTAATAATTGGTAAAGAAATTGCTGATTTTCCGTGTGGAGATGACCTGGCAGATGCTGAGAAACTAAATCAGATTATTGAGGCAGAAATCATGCATGCTCCGGACCAATACTTGTGGGCACACAGAAGGTTTAAGACCAGACCTCCGGGAGAAAATTCTCTGTACAAATAAGTTACAAAGATTGTCATTGGGTGCCCTATACCCATTACTTATGAGCTGAAACCTCACAATCGCAGTTATTTATGTCTGCAATTTTTGTTTTTGATATGATTTCCGTTAACTGCAAAACGGGAACTATTATGAAAAAAATATTGTTGTGCCTTTTTTTGATTCACACGGATACTGCATACTCAGCGAATTGTGAGCTCGATACTCAGGATTCGGCATTATGCGAGGCGGCAAATGGTGGTGACGCTGGTGCCCAGGTTACAATCGGATCTTATTACTACTACGGTAATGGTGCTCCCATAGATTATAAAACGGCGGCTGACTGGTATACAAAAGCTGCGGTACAGGGTAATGAGTACGCACAATATTCTCTGGGGGAGATGTATTTTCAGGGGGAGGGAGTGCAACAGGATTACCGGCAGGCTATTGAGTGGTTTCATAAATCAGGTGAGCAGGGAAATGCTGGTGCTCAGTTTCGTCTTGGTGCTATCTATGAAGACGGTGATGGAGTTAATCCGGACTTTTTAAAAGCGGCAGAGTGGTATAAGAAAGCAGCTGAACAGGGAAATGCATTTTCTCAATACCAGCTTGCGAAAATGTATTATTACGGGAAGGGAATAGAACAGAATTACCGCGTTGCAGCGGAGTGGTATAAGAAAGCGGCCGATCAAAAATATGCATTTGCACTGGCAAAGTTGGCAGAGATGCATCTCTCTGGTGAAGGCGTTGAAAAAAGCCAACCAAAGGCCGAGTCATTGTATGATGAAGCATGTTTTGGTGGGTTTCAGTCGGCATGTGACAGCCTTGCGAAGCTGAATAAAAAAAACCAGCACTAATTATTTTCAATCAAATAATTTTTGTAAGTTCAGGCAATTTTTACATTCAGGCTAAATGTGTAAATATGCGGTTTGATTGTTAAAAATTATATTAAAGGTTATTTTCGTCGCCTATCTACTAATGACGGCTAATAAAAATTATGTATTTAATTGAATAATATGTGTTTTTACATCTTAGTCTGGTGTGTATCGATAACTTACAGGTTTAACTCTTCTGAGCTGTTTACATGTTCGGTCATTCTGAACAGCTAAATACTTCGGTATGATATGGACAGTATTGAGTGTCATAATTGTATATGAAAAAGCCCGCTATGGCGGGCGATATGTATTAGCGGACAACCAGGACGGATGTTTCTGCATAGCGGACTACAGCTGATGCAGTAGACCCAAGTAGATATTTGGTTGAAATATTTGGTGATCTTGAGCTGATGATTATTAAATCAACGTGTATTTTTTCTGCGGTAGTCAAAATCCCATCTATCGGAGTGTCAAGAATTGCATGATAATGAACCCGATCTTCCGGAAGATTAAATTTTGAAACTTCATTTTTAAGGTCAGCTTCTGCTAACTTCAATCGTTGATTATCTTCTGTAATGATTTCTTTTTCTATGCCGTATGAAAGGCCGATAAACATTTTGTAGCTTGGTATAACGACTAAAAAATGTATGTGCGGGTCATCAAACTTTGAAAGAGATTCGATGTGAGGGATGACATGGTTAACCAGTGCTTTATTAGAAGTGTCAATCGGTACCAGAATATTCTTATACATACTTTTCTCTCCGGTTTGCTTTTCACTATAAAGTATAGGACATTATTGATTATCGGAGGTAAATTATTGAGTAACAGGGGGCAGCTTTAGTAGATTGTCTATTACCCTATAAATTCAAATGCCTTTTTAACTATTTTTATGCTGTAAAATCTGAGGTTGGTTGCTGGTCACGAAGTGATTTTTGTAAAGAAATGTAAATGAGTCATTGAAAGTCAAGATCTCATCCCTATATAAATAACGCATCAGGGTAAGTTATACCATGATGTGTATTTAAAAAGAATAAATTGAAATACTGAAGGAGGAATTATGCAGAACATTAGTTCTTTTTCATTATTTCCGGCATTATCTGATAGTTTGCTGTCAAATCGCTTTGACCAGATGGACCGTTTATTCAGTCAACTTACGGGCAACAGGCCAATAACCTCAGAACATCCATATAACCTGAAGCAATTAAATGATGCGCACTATCAACTGACGGTTAGTGTTCCCGGATACAGGGAAGATGATCTTGAGGTATCATTGAAAGGTGGCAAACTTAGTATTCAGGGTAAACAACCTGCAGAAGTAGTTAATGAATCAGAGAAATGGGTACACCAAGGGATATTAAAAAGCCAGTTTTCATTAGAATTTAACCTTGGTAAGAATGTCAAAATTCGGAATGCAGAATTATCCTGCGGATTGCTGACATTGGATATAGAGTATGAAATTCCGGAAGAAGAAAAACCACAGTTGATAGCTATTGAAAATAAAGATATAAAGGCTTAGTTTCTGATTTTTTGTTCCAAACCCGCCAATATTGGCGGGTTTTACAAGGCCTGAAAATTACAGTCCTAACATAATATATAATGCACCGTTGTTAATAGTATTTTGTGGATTAAAGGTATAACTACGGTGTAAGCCTCACTTCGGTGAGGCTTTTTTATTTTTCCAACTTGTAAGAATGGCTTTCATGTTAGGTTTTCCGAAGTTTCCGAGGGCCGTATGTTTGGTTATTCCGAATAACTGGATACTTGCTGTGAGACTCTGGTAGCGCAGGTCAGTTCGGTTGAACTGAATCAGTTTCTTATTTCAGATGCAAAAAAGCCGGTTTGGGAATAACCGGCATAAGGAATAAGCGACATTATTTTATGGAAATTTCATTACCTTTTTATTATAGCGTAATAGTATGTATTTACACGTAATATAATTAAAAAAAATTAACCATGGTGAGATGTCTTGTTTTGATTATCATTCAGAATGATATGAAGGGACTCGTTTACCGGTATAGGTTTTCATGCTGGCAATCTTAAATTTGCTCTGTCTGTATTAAATATAGTGCAAATCCGGTGGTAAGGAAGAAGGTGATGTGATCGGCGGGGTCCGGAACAAAACTGAAAGCCGTACTGAAGCATAACCGCTGGATATTGGGTGTCGGGATGGAAGTGGGGTGGTTTGAGCAGGCTAAGGTCGAAATCAACAGTTTTTTTAATTTTTAAAATTCTTGTCAGGGTGTTATCCATATTTCTGTGAATAAAAGAATAACAGGCGGGGTATATGGATTATTTTTTGACGTTACCGGGCAGCGATACTTGTTCTGTTCTGCATAAAAAGGCATGTCCGAAATTACAACAGGCAAAAAGTACAGTGTATGTTGGATACTACTGGGGAGAGCACGCTGCAGTTCAGCAGGCTATCGTTGTGGCAAGAGGGGCAGTGGTTTTATGTCCGTTATGCATAAACCAGCATGATGAAGAGACTCAGTGATAATCTTACAGGCTCAACTCTCCGGAGTTTCCGGATAGCTCACATGTTCGGTTATTCCGAACAACTGATTATCACGCTGTAAAAGTTTGGTGTGGATGCGTAGTTAGATTAAATAATCAGTGGTTTTTATATCTATGATAAATAAGTCAAATAGCTTTGTTTATTGATTTTTCTATAGCTCTGCATTCAGGACTGTTTCCGTCAACCTGGTCTATTTTGCCTGGCTGGTTCCCTTCCGGAGTATCCATTTTTATTACGCATGCATCCTGACCGGTTTGGTGTTTGATTTTTGGTGAGCACCCCGTAGCTAAAAGAAAAGGTACGATAATTAATAATGTTCCAGCCTTATACATGTCAGTTAACCCCATATTGCAAACTATCAGAGCCTGATGCTATCAGAGTAAAAGGGTGAAATAAAAAATATTTCATAAATTTCAAAGGTCGCCATGTGCGGTCTTTTTTATTGCCCGCAACAATAAGAGCATTGGAATACGACAGGCTCATTACCTAATCTGTATTCGGTCACGGTGCTCTTCTTATTGCTTTCCCGCCGCTGGTGGGATTCCGAATAATGCCGCAGCCACCTTACTTTAACCTGTTTAAAATATATAACTCGGTTGCGGCATTTCCCTATCACTCAACATACGGAACACTCCGCAGGGGGTGGATATGCGCATGTCTGACAAATATTCCAGCCCTACAGCATACGCCTGGGGACTTATAACCTCTGCCTTTGGCGTTTTATCTCTGGACCAGTGGGCTATTGTTGCCGGGATCATCTGTACTGTCGGGACGTTCCTGGTTAACTGGTATTACAAACGGAAGGAATTCCAGCTGAAAGCCGGAGAACATCATGAATAACCGATTATTTAAAAAAGTCATGGCCGCTTGTGCCGTCGGGGCGATTGCCGGTGCGCTGGTGCTGATCCCCGCGTATGAGGGTGTTGAGTACAAACCTTACCGTGATGTGGCTGGGGTGCTCACCGTATGTTATGGCCATACAGGTAGTGATATTCAGCCCGGCAAGCTGTATACGGATGCTGAATGTAAGGCGCTGCTGCATAACGACCTGACGAAAGTCCGGCGCGCGGTTGACCCGATGATCAAAGTGCCGATTGATGACAATACCCGGGTGGCCATCTATTCATTTGTCTACAACGTCGGCCCCGGCGCGTTCTCGCGCTCCACTATGCTGCGCAAACTCAATGCCGGTGATATCGCCGGGGCGTGTGACGAAATGAAACGCTGGACATTTGCTGGTGGTAAGCAGTGGCAGGGTTTGATTAACCGGCGCGAAACGGAGAAAGCGGTATGCCACGGAACCCTTTAGTGCTGATCATCATTGCTATCATCCTGCTGACGGCCTGCCTGTTGGCGGGTTGTTATCTGTATTCACTCGATACTCACTGTAAGCCACTGCTGGGTAACCCGCTGGACGGTGTGATCTGTTATGAGTGTGAAGCGCCATGAACTGGAAAGAAACGGTAATTGCCGCGCTGTTTATTGCTGCTGTCTGGTGGGTATATGACATTTACCGAGATAACCAGCAACTGAAGGTGAATAACACAACGTTGTCCGGACAGCTGTCAGCACAACAGACGATAAACACCATCACGCTTTCAGCCGTTGCCATCAGACACCGCGTGGCATTCGACAACATCAAAGCCAAACAGGAAGAGGGCACGGAGAATGTCAAATTTAAGACTGTTATCAGGACAGTATTTAAGGACAGCGAATGCGCTGTTGCTCCTGTTCCCGCTGATGCTGTTAGTGAGTTGCGGAAATACGCGGACGGAATACGTTCCCGCGCCGGTGGTGCCGATACCGCCACAATTGACCGCTGATTGTCCGCAGCCGGTTATTCCTGATGAACTTACCTACGGCGATGTAATCCTGTTGCTGGCTGATGCCATGAAGTCGATAGCTGACTGTAATCACGATAAGCGGTCAATACGGGAGATAGAAGCGGAGAGAATGAAGTAAAAAAGCCCCCCATGACGAGGGGGCATATATAAAAGATTCAGGATATTTTTATTGTGATCTTCGGGTTGAGTATATCCCCGATAATTCCGTAATTACAATATGCGGAACAAATAAAAAATGCCCTGTAAGAACAGGGCAAATAGGCAATTGATAAAGAATATTTACTCTAACTACGATGCTCAATATACAGGCAATTTTGCTGGTAAATCAATAGTACCATTGCTAAATGGCGGGGCTTTTTACGAATGTGATTCATTAAGATAAAGTGAATCATATGTCAGGCGTTTATGGTGTTGGGTAAAGTATTACCTTACCTGCAGGAAATCAGCCATGCATGCATCCAGCCAGAACCTTCCTATAGATCCGCTTGTGTATCGATGGTATTGAGACAAGGGTAATGACTACAGCTGAATATCGAATAGATCGTACAAACACATTTTTTATGCGAAAGTATCTCATTGGTTAATAACTTGATGAGGTTATGATGCAGATAAAGTCAGTTTTTATGTTTTTGGGCATGTTTCTGCTTAATGGATGCAGTGTCAAGGTACCCAAAGATATAACCCCGGTTAAACCTTTTGATTTATCTCATTACTTAGGTGACTGGTATGAAATTGCCAGGATAGATAATCGTTTTGAAAAAGGCTTAAGCAAAGTTACAGCTAACTATTCTCTTCGTGATGATGGTGGTGTCAAGGTTATCAACAGGGGTTGGGATGCGAGTAACAATAAATGGAAAGAGAGTACCGGAAAGGCCTATTTTGTTAACTCAGCTGATACTGGGGCGTTAAAGGTATCTTTCTTCGGACCTTTCTATGGAGGTTACAATATTATTAAGCTTGATGATGACTATCAGTACTCACTGGTTGTTGGCCCCGATAAAGATTACCTGTGGGTGTTGTCACGAACACCAGCTATGCCGCCAGAGCTGTTAAATGAGTATCTCAGCTTTGCTGGTGAACATGGTTTTGGCAGAGAAAGAATACTTATATTTCAATAAAATTATATTCCGGTTTATTCCCCGGGATACTGAATGGACTGAATATTAAATATTTCAGCAAATAAAACACAACAACCCGCTCCGGCGGGTTTTTTATTACCTGCGAGCCGCCGATCTCCTCTGCCACATTAGCCACGACCAGTGCCACTCCTCACAGCGAGCGTGTGGGCATCCAGAATAATCGGCAACACCGGGATAAAGACACCCTCATATGCGGCGACACCAGCCGTGGTGGAAGAAATGGTGAACATCAATCAACTGAGGTGGACATGACTGAAAAATACGAAGTCACAGCAACCAAGAAGGACGGTACGACATATCACGGACTGACAACAATGAAAGAGCCCCGCATTACTAACGGACTGATTGGTATTTCTGGTCTGGATGGCTCATGGACATATACCGCACCGGATGAAATCAGCGACATCAGATACATTCCGGTGGTTGAGGAAAAGAGCAAGAAATAATTATGGCACTCACAGATAAACAGGAAATGTTTTGTCGTGAGTACCTCGTAGATTTGAACGCCACACAGGCGGCTATTCGTGCGGGGTACAGTGATAAAACTGCGCGAAGTGTCGGGAATGAAAACCTGACAAAACCTGACATCGAAAAACGGATTCAGGAATTAATGAGCAGCCGCAGTGAGCAACTTAAGGTTGATGCTGAATATGTGCTGAAGCGCCTGGTTGAAATAGACCAGATGGATGTTCTCGACATTATGACCGATGACATGAGCATAAGGCCGGTCTCCGACTGGCCTGCATCATGGCGGCGCTACCTGAGCGGCTTCGACCTTGCTGATATGTTTGAAGGACGTGGTGAAAATCGGGAAATGATCGGCATCCTGAAGAAAATAAAATGGCCTGACAAGGTCAAGAACCTTGAATTGCTCGGTAAGCACATATCTGTCCAGGCATTCCGGGACCAGATTAAAAGCGAGCATGATGTTGTCGGCACTCTCTCTGACCTGATGGACGAACTATCGGGCAAATAATATGAAGCCAGAGCATTTAGCGTTACTGCGTAATAAGCAATGGCGTCTGAATAATCTGTACTGGATCACCGATAAAGAAGGTCATCCGGTTCGCTTCAAAATGACGCCTGAGCAAACAGAATATTTCGAAGGCATCCACAACCGCAATATCATTCTGAAAGCCCGTCAGCTTGGATTCACGACTGAGGTCTGCATTATCCAGCTTGACGCGGCCATATTTGAATCAGCTAAGTGCGCACTGATAGCGCACACCCTGCCGGATGCAAAACGCCTGTTCCGGGAGAAAATCAAATACGCCTACGAGCGCCTGCCGGACGAAATCAAAGCAGCCAATCCCGCGAGTAATGACTCCGCCGGTGAACTGGTGTTCAGCAAAGGCGGCTCGGTGACTGTGTCCGTGTCGTTTCGTGGCGGTACGCTGCGCTACCTGCACGTATCGGAGTTCGGGAAGATATGCGCCAAGCAGCCAGAGAAAGCCCGTGAGATTGTCACAGGGGCGTTTGAGGCGGTATCAACGGAATGCTTCACGACGATTGAGAGCACGGCAGAGGGTCGGGCCGGTTATTTCTTCGATTATTGCCAACTGGCTGAAAAAGCACTGATGCAGGGCAAAACATTATCTCCACTGGACTGGAAGTTTTTCTTTTTCTCTTGGTGGAAGAATCCGCAGTACGCAATCGACCCTGTTGAGCAGTTACCGCAACGCCTGACTGACTATTTTGATGAGCTATCAGGCAAATATGGAATCACGCTCAACGACCGGCAGAAAGCCTGGTACTACGCCAAAGAAAAAACACTCGGCGACGATATGAAGAGGGAATACCCGTCGATACCGTCAGAGGCATTTCAGCAGTCTGTGGATGGTGCGTATTACGCCAAGCAATTCCGCTGGCTGTACGAGAATAAACGCATTGGCGAAATCCCTGATAACTCACACCTGCCGGTGCATACTTACTGGGATATCGGTGTGGGTGACTCAACGTCAATCTGGTTTGTGCGTGAAGTCGGTGAAGAATTTCACATCATCGATCACTACTCAAACAGTGGCGAAGGTCTGCGGCACTACATGAAAGTACTGAAAGACAAAGGCTATGAATATGCCAGCCACAACGGGCCGCATGATATCGACAACCGCGAGTTCGGTTCAGACGCGAAATCACGCCGGGAACTGGCGCAGGAAGGGTACGAAATTGACGGGCAAACCTACTCCATCCGCTTTGAGGTGGTGCCGAAGCTATCCGTTGATGAGGGTATTGAGGCAGTGCGCGAAATCCTGCCGCTCTGTGTATTCGATGAGAACAAGTGTGGCGAAGGCATTACCCACCTTGAGGCGTACCGGAAAGAATGGGATGACAAACGCGGGTGCTGGAAAGATAAACCACTTCACGACTACACATCACACGATGCTGACGGATTCCGTTATTTTGCGGTCAGTCGCCGCAACGTCAAACGTCTGACAAAGTCTCTGACATTCAACTGGAACTGACATGAATACAAACGTGGATTACAAACATCCTGCATACACCGAATTTTTACCGGAATGGAATATGATCGGGGACTGCGTTGACGGTGAGCGCGTAGTGAAAAGCCGCGGTGAAAAGTACCTGCCGCACCCCGCAGATAAAAAGCGGGATGACGATGATGGTGAGCGATACAAAAAATATCTTCTCCGTGCTTCGTTTCTGAATGCAACCGGACGAACATTAAGCGGATTACTCGGTATTGCATTCAGTAAGCCGGTAAAAATCAGTATATCGGGTGGAACAAAGAGTCTTGAAGCTGATATTGATGGTCAGGGGCAACCATTGACTCAGATGATCCGCGATGCATTGTCTCAGGTATTGCAGCGTGGCCGTGCCGGACTGCTCAGTGATTTCAGTGGGGCAGGTATCCAGACTGAGGCAGACAAAGGCAGACCATACGTCCGGTTGTTTACGGCGAAGGAGATTATCAACTGGCGGGTCACCGGCGGGAAAACATCACTAGTTGTTGTGAAATATCAGGAACCGGTTGAGTCTGATGATTTTGAACTGCAAATGCAGGACCGCTGGATTGAGTTACGTCTGATCGACGGGTTGGCACACTCAAGGCGGTGGCAGAAGGACAGTGAAATCAGCTCTGGCGAGTGGATAAAATTCACTGATGCGCAGGGAAAGCCGCTTTCTGAGTTGCCATGGTCGTGGATTGGGTCAAAAAACAATGACCATACTCCTGATGCGCCACCACTGGCTGACATAGCTTATATGAATATAAAGCATTACCAGATTGAGGCAGATATTGCAGAGTCAGCACACACTATCGGTCAGCCGATGGTTGCGCTGTCAGGCCTGACAGATGACTGGGTGAAAAACCACATGTCAGGCGGGTTCACAGTCGGTTCCCGCAAAGGAGTGTTGTTGCCTCAGGGTGGCGATATGAAGTTTGCACAGCCGGAAGAACGCACCATGCAGATTATTGTGGCAGAGCGCCGGGAAAAGCAGATGGCAATGCTGGGAGCAAAGCTGGTTGAGCGAGGCTCATCGGCGAGAACAGCAACACAGGCACTGGATGAAGCACAGACGGATAACTCTATTTTATCGTTGAGCGCCGGTAATGTTGAGCAGGCTTTTAATCGTGCGCTGGCTTTCTGTATTCAGTTTGCCGGAGCTGGAGAAGCTTCTGTTGAACTCAATAAGACATACGAGATTGCGCAGTTTGATTCGGCAGCAATTACTGCACTTCTGGCATCTGTGCAGTCCGGCAATATGCGGATTGTAGATTTTATCCGGTATATGCAGGGGGCGAACCTTGTTCCGCAGGATGAGAAACCGGAGGATGTAGCTGAAGAGCTGGGGTTGATCAGAGGTACAAATATGCTGGGAGTATAAAATATGCGGCCGGGTCTCATTTTTGATAATGCACTGATGATTCAGATTATGCTGGAAAGGCTCAAATCATCAACTGCTGACACACGTGAACTGGTGTCAGATATTCGCGCTGCTGTAGCATCTGCATTATCCGGATATTCCGGTAGTGTTTCCTCAGTCAGCAGAGCGAAATCAATTGCGCTGGCGCTGAGAAAAACGCTGAAGCCAGTTCTTTCCGGTTATTCTGACAGGTTACTTGATGACATTATCAACGCCGCTGTTGTGATGGCAGACGCTGAATATCACGGGTTTAACTCACTGGTAAAAAACGTTAATCCGGCTGATGCTGACAAGGTGCGCAGAGATGTGCAAAACATACCGCTCTCTCTGACGGGATGGAACAGCTCCCTGTTTCTCGCCAAATTCATTGAGTCGTGGGCCGATACAGCCATGCAGCAGATAGAGAATCAGGTGGTGATATCGTTGTCGTCAGGCGGGGGTGTGGCTGACCTGCAATCGGCTATTAACGGAACCTCAGCGGAACCGCTGATAATCGCAGCGGCAGTGGTTGGCAGGGTGGTCAGGGGATTTCAGACTGTTGCCAGAACGACATTACAACATGCTCACAGTGTGGCGGCGACGGATTTCTATAAAGAGAATTCTGATCTGATTAAGTATGAGGAATTCAGTGCAATACTGGATAACAAAACATCGGCAGTGTGCCGTTCTCTGTCCGGCCGCTGTTATCCGCTTGGTAAAGGACCGAGGCCTCCGCTTCACCCTAACTGCCGTAGTCGCTTGCTCCCGGTGCTTGATGAAAAATATGCAGACTTGTTTGTCACAGAGCCGGTCGGTAATTCTGAATGGGGCGAAGAAACTTATTATGAGTGGCTTTACCGCCAGCCAGCGAACAGGCAGGACATTGTGCTTGGTAAGACCAGGGCGCAGTTATTCCGTGAGGGCGGGTTATCACCGGAACGATTCGCAAAATTACAACTCGATAAATACTTCAGACCAATAACACTGAAGGAACTTCAGAAAATCATACCCGATGCCTTCAGAAAGGCCGATATCGAACTCAAATGACCCGCTCCGGCGGGTTTTTTATTACCTGTAGTCAGTGACTACACCATCAAAACCAGAGGTTGACGATGTTTAAGTGGAAATTAACCAAAGAAGAATTTGACGTGCTGACTGAAGAGCATAAGGCCATGTACAAAGAAGCCGGTGACGGATACCAAATCCAGATTGACGGCATGCCTGACATCCCGGATGTGTCCGGTCTTCAGAAGAAAGTCGATGAACTGTTATCTGAGAAGAAATCAGAACAGGAAAAGCGCCGTCAGGCTGAAGAAGCCGCAAAGAAAGCTGCAGAAGAACAGGCCCGTAAAAACGGTGATATCGAATCACTGGAAAAGAGCTGGGCTGAAAAACTCAGCACCCGCGAAAAAGAGTTACTGACACAGTTACAGGAAAAAGATGCCAGCCTGCAAAAACTTTTGGTTGATAACGTCGCGCAGTCGCTGGCGACAAAACTTGCGGGTGACAGTGCCGCGCTGATTGTGCCGCATATCAAATCACGCCTTGCCGTTGAAGATGGTAAAACCCGCGTGGTGGACGCAACTGGGCAACTATCAGCTCTGACTATCGATGAGCTAGAAAAAGAATTCAGAAATAATCAGTTATTTGCGCCGGTCATTATCGGCAGTAAGGCAACCGGAACCAGGGGTGACGGAGGCAAAGACAAATCACCTGCCGGAGGCAGTGATAAACCCAAAAGTGTGAATCCATTGGTGGATCGCGCACGTGAAATCATTGCAAAAAATACAGAGGCATAAGATTTATGACATTGCATATTTTTCAGCATCAGGTATCTCTGGCAGCGACAGAGCTGGTGGCTCAGGCAGTACAGCAGTTTAATGAAGCATCCGGCGGTGCGCTGGTTTTCGGTGATGGTGACCATATTGGTGATTACATTGAGCAGACATCATGGCAGTTACTTGGTGGTCTGGCACAGCGTCGTAATGCATACGGATCAGGTAATCTTACACCGCAGGAGTTAGGGCAAATTCTCGACCGGATGATTAAGGTCGATGGTCGTATCGGGCCGGTATCTGTCACTCCGACGATGATGAAGCGCCTGGGTAAAGACGTATCAGAAGCGGCAGCGGTGGTGTCTGCTCAGGCAGCAGAAGCGATGCTGCAGGATTATCTGAACACTGCAGGTGCGGCACTGAAAGCGGCAATCTCCGGCAACGCAGCGGCAGTTACTGACCTGACAGCAACAGGAAGCGCACCATCACTGCGCGGGCTAAACAAAGGCACCCGCCCGTTTGGTGATGCGTATTCCCGTATTATCGCCTGGCTGATGGACGGTGCAACGTTCAATGACTTTATGGACGAAACACTAACCAACTCCAGTAACCTGTTCCAGATTGGTAACGTGGCCATCAAGCAGGACGGATTCGGGCGTCGTTTTGTAATTTCTGATATTCCGTCTCTGTCTGAAGGTAATAAGCAGCATTCACTCGGTCTGGTTACCGGTGCAGCGGCTGTACAGACCTCACCGCTGATCATGAAAGCGCAGGACGTTCTCGGACAGGAAAACATTAAGGCTCTGATGCAGGGGGAATATGATTTCACCATCGGTTTGCGTGGTTATCAGTGGGCGAAGGACAGTATCAAGTCACCGACTAACGAACAGGTAGCCGCAACTGATAACTGGAAACAAATTGCTGCAAGCATCAAAGACACTGCCGGGGTTATGGTGACATTCGGTAAAGATGCTGATGCAGGCGGTAAGGCTGCTAAATCTGCGAAGTAATCGCAGTAATAATCCGGAGGTGATATGGCAGTACAAATCAGTCCGGAGCAGATAGGCGAGCAACTGGAAATGATGGGGTTTGAGGCTCCTGATTTTGCGGTTGCCGCCGCATTATCTGTAGTGGACAGCATTGACGGATGCCTTGATAAGGCAGGGTATACGGATGCGGTGATGACGCTTATCAAGGTGTATTCCGTCATCCTCATCCTGTCTGCGGCTGATGTCCGTAAAATTGCATCAGAACATGCACCGTCCGGTGCTTCAGTTTCGTACCAGTATTTTGCTGACGGCAGAAAATCGTTGCTGAAATTGTTATCCGCACTGGATACCGCCGGATGCACAGATAACCTGCCTATTGACCGGCCGGTCAGCATTATTCAGTTTGACGTGAACCGGGGGTGATATGGGTAAAATCCTTCGCCGGTTCTGCAAGGGATGGGCAACTATCTGGAAGATTGAAGGCAAAGACAGTTACGGCAAGCCGAAATTTTCAGAGCCCATTCATATCCGGTGTGACTACGGAAGCAGGATGAGTGACGGAACAAAAACGGTAGGCACTGAAATTGTCATCAAAAATGTCATCTGGACGGAATACAGCGAAGCCACACAAGATGATTACATCGCTATCGGCAAGCATGACGGACAAGATCCGTTCGCGGCCGGAGCCAGCAGAATCAAAGCTGTTGACCGTGACCGCGATATTAAAGGCGGCAAAGATGACTACACTCTAACAACGGCGGTGTGACATGGGAGCAAGAGTAATCGGTATTAACCGTGCTGTTGCTGACCTTAATGCGCTGGTCGGTAATATCACGTCAAAAAAAGTCAGCAGGGCCATGCATCGTGCGCTGGATATCGGCGGCAGACAGGCTGCGGTATACACACCGATTGATACAAAGACACTGATCAACTCTCAGTTCCGTGGTGTGGAGGTGAAAGGAACGCTGTTTACCGGGCGTGTGGGTTACTCAGCATCCTATGCCGTTTTCGTTCACGACCCGAATGTGAAGCAGAGCTTCCGCAGGCCGACAGCGAAGAAAGAATTCCTCACTAAAGGCTTTGAGGAAACACAGCAGATGATTGACCAGGCTGTCGCGGAGGAGATGCGCATATGACCACCACTGAGCAGGTTAAGCGTTATTTTTCCGAGTCAGGGCTGTCTGACGGTTTTATCATCCAGGACTATGAGTGGTCAGAATCCGGCGGACATGACCATGATGCGTACATGGTTTTTCAGCAGCGGGACGGAACCGGAAGAATCAATGATCTTGGTGGTGATGATTTTTTCACTGTGTCGTTAATTTCTGGCAAGGGCTGGGTTGAATTCGTCGCTCAGAGAGCCTATGCAATACTTGATTATGTCAGGTGCCATGCTCAGTCTCATGGTCTTAATTTCATCATCAATACATCCGGGTTCGTGAATCCGGTTCAGACGGCAGAGGGGAGGTATTGGATTCCCCTGACCTTCCGCTGCACATCCTAA